AGTTTACTTCTCATCTAGTGCTGCGTATCCAATCTCAATGCAACGAGATAACCCAGAGTGGAGATTGAAAGAGTCTGACATCAGCTTAGACATAGTGCATCAACCTGATATGACATACGGTTGGGGCAAACTAATGGGTGAATATCTGTCCCAATTTGTGGAGAATGTCCATATTTTTAGACCGTTTTCTGGGTATGCGTGGGACCAAGACAGCACCTATCCGTTCCCAAAGTACATTGTGCGTGCTCTGCATAAAGGAAGTGAGTTCAAAGTGTGGGGTCCAGGCACACAGACTCGTGACTTTATCCATATGACTGACGTAGTCAACGCGGTAATGACTGCAGTTGAACAGAACGTACAAGGTCCTACCAACTTAGGTTGGGGTAGATCTACTTCATTCTTAGAGCTGGCTCAGATGTGTATGGATGAGGTTGGATACAAACAAACTATTGTTACTAGACCTGATAAGCCTGTTGGTTGTATGCACCGCGTATCTGATAACAGTAAACTGCTATCATTCTACACTCCAAAGATTACACTTGAACAAGGCATAGCAGAGGCGGTGACTGTAATTGGGCAGTACTGAAATCCAGTATGTAAAGAATCAGATTAACGCACTGCGTGAAGAGATGAAGAACTTACTGCTTGCATTACTTGAGTCTGGTCTCATTGAGATTAAAGAAGAAGATGGTAAGCAGGTCTATAAGATTAACAAGGTAAAGTAATGTGGGATTACGCACTCACTAATACTGAAGAAGCAACTGCCGTTGAGGTTGGGTATCAAAGACAGAAGCCTTATCTTGGCGACCCAACACGCAACGTAAACTATTCAGAGGGTGATCTATGGGAGATGTGGCAACACGTAGTTACCACTGGTAGTGAGTTAGCGTTTGCAAGAATGATGGGCAAGAAAGATTTTGTTCCTCACTATAATAAATGGAAAAGTGAATTAGATATTCCTGGTATTGGTGAAGTTAGATACGCATTCCCACCAGTGCGAGGGATGCGATTTACTACACGTGATAAAGAAGATTTAATTTATGTATTAGTAACTGATGGTTTGGTTCACAAGATTAGAAGAACTGCACCAGATTGGGCTGGTCCTAGATATGTAGCTCAAGGATGGTTGTATGGTAGAGATTGCAAGCGTGATGAATGGCGCTACAATGAGAAGACTTGGTATGTACCAGTAAACTTTTTGAATAGGATGGAGACGCTACCCAATGGCTAATCCAAATGGTCGCAAAGGTTCTCAGTTTGAGACAGATGTAATGAAATGGTTCCGCAGTATGGGTGCTATGGCAGAGCGTTTGACTAAGGCTGGGGCAAAAGATGAAGGGGATATGGTTGTTATCATATCTGGGGAAACCTACATCTTAGAACTCAAGAACAGGGCAACCCTTTCCTTGCCGGAGTTCTGGAGAGAAGCTGAGGTTGAGGCGCTTAACTACGCTAAGGCACGTGGTATCGGGGAAGTACCACTGCACTATGTAATAGTTAAGCGTCGCAACTCCAGTATAGAAAACGCTTGGGTAATCCAAGATCTTAAACAATGGTTAAAGGAGAAAAAGTAATGCCAACACCTGAAGGAATTATTACTACATCAGATATTTATGTAACAGAAGTTGAAGAAGTAGAAGAAGAAAAGATACCTTGGGAAGAAGTTAAAAAAGATTTGGGGATTGAAAATGATTTGCCTGAACTGTCGTAAAGCTGGTGATGAGAACTCACTAGGTCATCTCAAGCGTGCCACACACTGGCACGACAAATGCGAGTACGAAGGAGACTGTGGATGTCAGCACAAGGTTGGTCCAGGGTGGTTCGTAAGCAAAGGTTCAAAGGCGCCGTTGATGCAAACACAATCTCCATAGCAGCAATCGTTGCTAACTATGGTGGTGAAGTAAGAGAAGGACGGTCATCATCTGTGCGTTGTTGTTTGCACAACGACAGTAGAAGATCAGCAGTAATTAACACAATAGACAATTTGTACTACTGCCACACCTGCGGTAAGGGTGGCAACGCAGTAAACTTGGTGTGCATACTAGAGAATATGGAGTTCAAGGATGGCCTCAAACGTGCAGTCGAAATTGCTACTAGAAGCGGCGATCCAATACGCTCAGGAAATAAGTCCAGAGGTGCTAGTCGCCCTCGAAGAACGTGGGATCTCTGAACAAGTAGCAGCACGCTTTCAGCTAGGTACTGTTACTCATCCTGTTAACGGACACGAGATGTATGAAGGATGGATTTCTATTCCATACATCACCGCATCTGGTGACTGCGTTGGCTTTAAGTTCAGGCGAGTAGATGATGGCAAGCCTAAGTATGGTTCGCCTACTGGACAGAAGTCACACCTGTATAACGTCTCAGATATTTTATTGCAGAGTCCATACATCCTCATCTGTGAAGGTGAGTTAGATGCAGTTATTGCATCAGGTGTATTGGGACTGGCAGCAACAGGTGTTCCTGGAGTTGCTGCTTGGAAGTCACACTTTCCTAAACTATTTAACGGTTACGACACTGTATTTGTAGTAGGAGATAACGACATTAAAGAAGATGGTTCTAATCCAGGAGCTGAGTTTTCTAAGCGTGTCGCAAGTGAGGTGATGAACAGCACTATTGTATCCTTACCTGCAGGAATGGACATTACAGACTATTACCTTGCAAATGGGGCAGAAGCGACACGCAAGATTCTAATTGGAGGATACGCTGGTGAATGACGAAAGACGAATGGATCGTAATGTTACAGACTTTGCAGCATATGGGCTTTCAGATCTTAGAAGCCAATTACCAGAGCGAACAAGTGTTAATCAGACCAACACCAACAAGATAGATGATAAGTTTATTACAGATGTCTGGCGTATCTTGGACTCAGCAGGCAACTTACTCATTAAGAAACACCACGACTACGGTCCTAAGAACATTAGCCTTAGTCCAGGTGGACCACTTAATGGTCTGCGTGTACGTATGTGGGACAAGGTAGCACGCATCAACAACTTGTTAGATAGCGGCGTTAATCCTAGTAACGAATCTTTGCGTGATAGTTTCATTGACCTACTGAATTACTCTGCTATTGCAATGATGGTGCTAGATGAAACGTGGCCCAATGAGTGAACTCAACCCAATTCTCTTTGATCTAGTACCTAGTGTTGCTCGTACTATTCATCGTCGGTTTCATAACTGGGTTGAACTAGAAGATATAAAGCAAGAGTGTTTCCACTGGGCTACTACTCGTGTTGATTACATCAACGACCAGTTAGCTGAGCCTGATACTGCTCAACGTAAGCACAATGAGCAGCGTATAGCGTGGCAGATGAGGCGTGTAGCAGAGCGATACGCACGCAAAGAGAAGGCTATTAAGTCTGGCTATCAGGTAGCAGATGAAGCCTATTACGAGAGCGCTACTATTGCTCAACTTCTACCCTTTGTAATTGCATCAGTCATTGACGGTACAGTTTTAGAGCAAGCACAAGAGATGCTTAAAGATGGGCAACCACGTGGCTCATCATCTCCCGCAGAAGGCGGCAACTTACTTGCTACCCTGCTCGACATAAAGAAGTGTTATCTTAAATTAGAGATAGAAGATCAAAACATTTTGCGTATGCGTTACCACGAGAACTTTAAGCTCGCGCAGATAGCACAAGTGCTAGAGTGTGCTATCTCTACTGCTGATCGTAGATGCACCACTGCTTTGCGCCACCTCATAGATCAGCTTGGCGGGAACTCGCCCTTTAGATGAACGAGCAAGAGTTATTTACTTACTTAAAGTCTGAGATGTATCCAGACTTAGTTAGAAGTGAAGGTACGTATGACTCTTTTGACTGCATCAGTGAGAAGGCTGGTCACTTTATAGAACTCAAGTGCCGTCACACTCATTACATTGACTTGCTTATTGAGCAGGTAAAGTATCGCGCTCTCATTGAACAAGCAATAGCACGCAACCTGCTCCCTTTCTACATCAACTCTACGCCACAAGGTATCTATTCTTTTGATCTAACTGAGATACCAGAACCAGAGTGGGTTACTCACCTAATGCCAACTAGTACTGAGTTTGAGAACCGTGCTAAAGTACCAAAGTTAGTTGGCTACCTACTACTAGAGGATGCAATAAGACTATGACATATGAATACGAATGCCCAGGTTGCGGTGACGTTCGCATCATTGAGCGCAAGATGACGGATTCTGAAGATACTTATATATGCGACAACTGCGATACTGCTTTCATCCGCAAGTGGTCAGCTCCCGTTATTACCTTTAACGCACCTGGCTTCTACTCTACCGATAACAAAAAGTAAAGCCACACTGGAAGGCAAGTAACAGTGTGGCCTTACTGGACCGAATGGAGAGGTGCAAGATTAGTTTAGCACCTCAATACCAGTTTCGTCTATCGTGGAAACGCTTGGCTCGACAAGGTGTGTCGTGTCTGTGAGAAATATAGATAAGGCCTTTAAGGATTTGTTCTCTAGGGTCTCTACTTGTTTCTCTAAGTAGTTGAGCAATTCCGAAAGCTGATGAACCTTGTTGGTTCTTTGCGTAGTGGTCAAACCTGCTCTCACGGGTCCAAAGGGCGACGAGGCAGGCTTGCTCTCGCTTTCCCCACTTGTATAGGATGTAAGCGTAACGCTTCGATACACGTATGTTTTCACGCTTCTCCTCCATTGTAGCTTTCGTCTTTACCACTGGTATCAGTGGCCTGTGCTCCGATAATTCCAACCGCACGGTTGGCGCGGGTGTGAATACCCACAACAAGGTTAGTACTACCAGTAATGCCAACCCACTTCTTACCATTGACTTCATCAAAGGCTTTCTCCTCTGCTAACAGTTGCCTGTACGTGTCGGGGTAAGCGTGTGTTAGCCTCACCAGTGCGCGATCTCTCGCTCGTCTGTAGTTACGGTATGAGATAGCTTGCTTGCCACTCACCGTCTTGCTCTCCTGCTCATCAGTCATTAAGTTTATCTCCCACTACTAGGACTACGTAGAAGAGTACCATTACTACGATTATCCCCAGTATCATAGGACACCTGCCAGCGTAGCGAATACTATCTTGGTTATGTCTAAAGGTTGTCCTACCAGCATAGCTTCCTCGTCCTCTGAGTCCCACCCTGATACCAATAAGCGTGAGTTGATAGGGCTACGGCGTAGCCACTGGACTGCTTCTATCGGGTCGTTACCGCCCCATACCGCCCCGCCCTCGCTCTCTACCACCTCATAGAAGGTGAATAGGGGTGATACTTTGGGGTGAAAGGCTATTACTTCACTCATTACTTGCCCTCCTTTGGACAGTCGCTATAAGGGTTCTCTTGCCCGTTGTTATCCTCACACATACAGAAGTTAAAGTGTTCTACCTGTGTGACGTGAGTTAGTTCTGCCAGCTCACTCCAGCTCATTACTTTATCCATTGTTCTCGCCCTCTCTTTCATTATTAAAGCCCTCCACTTTTGATAGTGCATATACCATACGCTCTAGGTTACGCATAGCGCCAGCGCTATCGGCTTGCATTAGCTGATCCATAGCCACCGTCTCGCATAGTTGCGCTTTCGCCTCCCAGTATTCTTTAGTTGGTTCACTCACCGTACATCTCCTCCATTGTGTCGTAGCTTTCATTTACATTATCAGGGTCAATATAAATTGCAACGCCAGCACACCCTTCCTCATTGCAACATCTTTCCTTGCAAGGGTCTTCGCAATTAAGTTGGTCGCACTCTTTATAATCTAAGTGTTCATAACGTATCCAGTCGCTACCGCACATCTCACACTGGTAGCCATAGTGCTCACTTAGCCCCGTGATTACTGCGCCCGTAGCAATAGGGTCGTCAATAGGTGGTTCATAATTCATTTACTTGCCTTCTTCCTTTACTGGATAGAACTCAGGGGTGTCTATTGTTACTTCATAATTTTTGCTCTTGGAATAGAAGTTAGGTAGATCTTCAATAGAAATCTCTCCCTCATTAAGTTGCCTTAACAACTCTTCTCCCTCTTGTTTATTTTCTGCGGTGAACCACGCTTTATTTACTATCTCTTCTGCGTACCAAAATACTACGTCCACTGCCATTTCTTTGCCCTCTTACTCTCTCTTATTCGTGAGGTGATCTACCTCTCGCACTCACCCTCTCCCCCTACCGAGAGGAGAGAGTAAGCGCGGGTGGCGTACCACTACCTGACTATACCGCTATTACTTAAAACACTCCAGCATTTCACCAAAACAATATCCTTCAGGTGTCCACCATACTTGCCCGCTCACCCAATAGACCAGTGCCACCCCTGCCAAGATCAAAATTGCCCTCACTCTCTTGCCTCGCTTGGTTAGTTTCATCGTCCGTTCTCGCTTTCAATCTCTAGTAATTCCATAACCCACTTGTCCACGTCCAGTGGTCGGTTAGCGTACTCACCCAAAGCGTCTGCAAGATAGCCAAGCTCAACGTATCCAAGTGATGAGGCAGGTCGCTTCCAGTCGCCAAAGATTATGGAGTCGTCACCGTAGGCGGTATCTGCGTAACCGATAAGGTCTAGGAACTTACGAAATGGGGCGTAGTCCTCAAAGTTACTCGCCCAAGAGTAAAGCGTTTCCACTGCCTCGCAGTAGGTCGGCGCGTTCTCACTCGCCCACGCCAAAGCTCCCTCAGTTCTGTTGTCTGTTCTTGTATCTGTATCCATTTTACTCGCCTTCCTTCATTGGTTTGGTTGGTCTATGGTACTGGCAAAACATTGAACCCTCAACTACCTGCTCGTAACACTCGTATAGTCCGCACTCTTTCACTTCTTGCTCGCCTTCTCGATTATCGCTTCGGCTTCTTCTCTCGTTTCAGCGTAACCGAAGAAGTCGGACGCGTCCACCTTGTACTGATAGCGAAACGACATCCAGCCGTCTAGCCCCGTTGCCTCGATTGTGTAACTCATCTTTCGCCCTCTCTCTCATAGCAAAATCGATCAAAATTTGACCTCATCAGCAGTCGCCTTACGACTGGACGCCTCTCGGCGTTTCGGTCTTATTCGCTAGCTTCTGCGTCAATTCTAGCCACGATTTCAGCTAACGATTGGAGGCTAGCTATGGCGTGGTTCTTACTCCTCAGAGCGTCGTACACCTTCACACCGTCAAAGGTAACGCGCTCTTGGATTGTGAAGCCCTTGTAAGTAATCATTATTCCTCATCCTCATCTTCGTCAGTGTGGCACTCACAATCGCCGACGTATTCCTTGTACGCGTCGGTTTCGTGAATCCCGTCCCCGTAGACCTCTTCCAACCATTGCACGGCGCCTTGTGCGCCTTCATTGTACTGATTAAGAAAATCAACTGAGCGACCTAATTCCTTGATTGTGTCCTCTGCTCCGTCGTTCTCGATTGCGTCCTTCAGTTCTGCCTTCTGCTCGTCGTTCAGGTCGTCAGTGTCTACGATGTAAAGGCGGTCAGTCTCGCCTTCTACGACCTCGAACCAGTTGCCGTGTCCATCTGCAACGTATACTGTCATTTTCTTGCCTTTCGGTAGTAGTTGTCCTCATCAGTGACCGCGTGACGGTCAGACGCCCGAAGGCGTTGTGTTGGTTGCCTTGATGATAAAGATGTCGCGCTTGAAGTTCGGATTGTATCGCTCCAACTTATCGGCGAACATTTCAGCAAGTGCGTCAATCGCGTCTTGGTCGATTACTTCGTCGGAGTTGCTGAGTACACTTGCGATGATTTCATAGTCTTTGCGTGTCATTGTATTGCCCCTTTGCGGTTCGTTCAGCTCGACCATTTCAAGCTGATAGGAGCAAAGTACAGGACTGTACGGTATAGCGCAAGTCCATTTGGCAAGTTTCTTCAATTATTTTTGTGAATCACGTCACACGAACAGGTGTTCGATTACAGGGTTTAAGTTACTGGCGAGTAAGTTACCGATGAGTAGGTTACTGATGAGTAACTGCTTCACGGGTCGCAGA